CTAGCGCCCGACAGCCAGCCTTTCGAGCTGCAACACGAGAAGCAGTTCAGTACGGGAAACATCCGACGTTTTCGAACGCATCCACGACGGAAGAAACGTCAGCCCCCTCGCGCCTTCAGTATCTTTATCCTCGGTCAATCCCGCCATAACGATTAGATCCCCATCCGCCATCGAAACCGAGGTGTGTACCTCACGCTTAATCAACGTGGGTGAGTTATTCACGCCCGTGTTGGTCTGAACGAAACTGCTCACCTGCTGATTGATATCACAATCCACAACCGTTTCCCTGACCTTGGGCGAAAGTTCCAGGATCACCCCCGAGCTTCGATACTCGACCGCCTGCACCGCCTGAGCAGCGCCCTGCGGATAGCTTACAGCCCCCAGGACCGGCACGTCCTGCCCTACAACTACACGCGCCGTTGCGCCAGAACGCACACGCACCGAAGGCGACGACACAACCTTGAACCTCGTATCCGTCGCAAGCGCCGAGTACACCGCATCAAGACCCAGCCCCGTGAAGCGCATAGCGTTTTCCGTTTGAAGCACACCGTAAGTGACGCCGAAACGCCCCCCCAAGAGTGAGGCGACAAAATGAAAAGCTGTGGCATCGCTTCTTGCCGTCTGGACTTCAAAGACAACCCCGCGTACAAGCACCTCGCCCACGGCTGTGTCCACCTGCCCGAGGATCCGCTGCAGCTTTTCGATCTCGGCTTGGCTGCCGTTGAACACCAACTGATCAGCAACCCGATCGATCAACGACGCAGCCGACCCCGGCGGCGTTGCTTTTTCGTCCGCCTTTGCCCCCGGCGGCGCCTGTACTCCTCGGCGCGCGGTGAAGCTCCCTTTGAACAACGGCGCAAGCAAATCCATCAGATACGCACCGTCGCGGTAGCGCGGCCGATAGACGAACGCTTCACGAGCGAGCAGCTGCTGGCGCTTCTCGTCCGACAACTTCGGCGAGACGAACTCTGCGCCACCCCGCATTTCCGCCGAATAGCCGAGGGCATCCAGAAAGCTACGCATGAACGCCCGGAGATCTCCGGACTCCGAATCCCAGCGGAATGACACGAGGCGCGCGTCCCCCACCACCGCCGGATCGAGCACGTAAGGCGAGCGGAGGACCTCGCCGTACACCAGGCGCATCACTTGCGCCACGCTCACTGCATCCAGCTCGAACCGCGCCGGCGGATCGATCACCTGGCCCGAACACACCGAACGCGCCATGACCAACGCACACAGCGCCCAGATCACGCGCCTCATTTGGCCTGATTCCCATTTTGGGGGAGCAGTCCTACGCCCCTCCCGCTATACGGCGTCACCCGCCGCCCGTCGATCTCACCCACTGCGAGCGCACCGCGCCCCATGAATATCGAGGGCGACTCAAGCCGCAGGCGCCCCGAATCCCCGACGACGAGAAACCACACTTCGGCACCGCGCCGGAACTCGCCGACAAAGCGCCACTCCTCCGACAGCCCGGCAGCCTTGACGGTCGCCATGGCACCCGGAGGAGGGGGCGCCTTTGCCCCGGGAGCTGCCTTGGCATCGTCCTTATCCTTCGCTGCCGTGGGCATTTCCGGGTGAAAGAACTTCCAGACAGTCCGAGCGGACCACACGCCCGCGACGACGAGCAACACGATCAGCGCCCACAGCTGCGGGTGCGTGAAAACGTTTTGCCGCTTGTCGACGTTGACGGTCTTGCCTTGCTCACCGCCCTTGAAGCTCGAATACAGCGGAAAGACCTCCTTGTCGTATCGACGCACCCAGGTGCCGATCAGGGTTTGCCGGGTCATCTTCGGGCCTTCCCACATGTTGAGGCTGTAGGTGTTCCCCAGACCGAGCGAGACCTTCTTGTGCGTGCGGAATGTGAAGGCGACCACGTTCTTCACGTACCGGTGCAGCGTGCCCATGTCCTGAATCATCAGCACCAGGTCGCTCGCCACCTTCGTTTCCGGGTGAACGAAGTGCCCGTGCTCGAGAAAGAAGCTCTTGTGGTTCTTGTGCAGCTTGCAATCGGTACCCCAGAAGCGCCACGCCTCATCGATGCACACGAGGTCCCCAGGCTGGCAGAAGGTGTCGGTGACCGGCATCTTGTGCTCATCGAAGTACGGCAGGAAATCGGGCTTGAAAACCTGCTCGTTCGAGCAGTGCACCACTTGGCCGAGCTTGTCGATCGGCAGTTGCCGCTTCTCTGCCACGAAGGCGCGAATCAAGTCGTTGGAGATTCCGTCGACGTTCGTCACCACACGCCGGCCCTGCGCGATTGCCTCGACGATCACCTGAGACACGACCTCGTAGCTCTTGCCCGAGCGCATCAGGCCCGTATAGGCATTAATCGGCATCGTTCGCGCTTAAGCGCTGCACCGCTTCGACGAAGCGGTCCACCTCCGCCGCATCGAACTCCAGCGCGAGGAAAAGCAGCATGTATGAATCCACGCGCGACTGAACCGACACCCACGGCGCGTTCGTCTGCAGGGCGCGCAGGGCTGCATCCACGATCACAGCAGTTTCCATAGTTTCATCCGATCACCGGCAGACGCCGGATAATGAACCGCGTCACCCATGCCGAGAGCAACGCGGCAAAGCCGAAAGAGAAATTGAACAGGTCCCAGAAGTACCACACCCCCGCTGGAACCCCCGCCCACAAGCCGTTGAAAGACGACGACGACGGAAAGAGCCCCGAGCTCGTGAGGGCCGCTATGAATTCCGTGGTCACGTAGAAAAGCGCGAAGAACACGCCGAACTTCACCACCACCGCCCGGAAGATGAACCCGAGGACAGAATTGAGCGCTGAGAGCACGACTCCGAACATGGGAACTCCTACGCCGTCAACACGATCATCACGGCCAGGACCGCCCATACCAGCGCCATCACCGCGAAGAGTTGCGTTCGCACCGACTCGAGCAGCGTGCAGTGCTGGTCCATCGCGATCGAGCGCTCGAAAAGCGAGAACGTCACGGACGGGCACGTCCCCTCGTGCGCGGGCACCGTGTACGCCTTCAAATCGGGCATCAGGTTCAGCAACGGCGCGAGGATCTGCGCCGCCGTCGGCGCCGCCTCCAACGCGGGCGCCGGTATCGCCGGATCCGGCCCCACGTTCACTTGCGTCGAGCCGGCGGGCCCTGTGTTCGTTCCCGGATTCGCGCTCACGCCCGGCCCGACGAACGGGACTGTGCTCGTCGCTGGGTTCACGGCCGGCGACAATAGGTCGCCGACCGTCGGATACGCGCTCGCATTGGCGCTGCGCCAGGCCTCCACGTCCGTGCTCGTGACCGGGTTGCTCGCCTGATAGGGCACGCCCTGGTAACCCGGCTGTGCCGCCGCTTGCTGCCACGCGTTATTCGCTGCCGCCGCCAGAATTTGGGGATTCACGGGCAGCGTCATGTCGCCCGAGGGCACTGCCGCGACCGCGTCAGAGGGCGCCTGGATCACCGGCGCCGGAGGCGTCCCCGGCACGCAAACATCGTTACGCATATAGCCGGAACAGGTCGCCGACGCCGTCACCGGTGTCGCGGTCCCGATTGTCAGGTACGTATGGTGGTTGTCGTCGTTCGCGTACGCGTCGTAGTAGTTCAGCCCGCCGGCCGAACTGTTGTACGCGATGCCGTGCCAGGCGTAGCTATAGGCCGCCTCCAGCGCCGCGAGTTGAATGCCGGCACCATCCCCGCCCACGTAGGTCGCCCCGTCCGGCCCCACTACGGTATAGGCGCTCCCTCCCGCGGTAATGCCTCCCGTCCCCGCTCCCGCGACGCTCACGCTCCTATCCGCATTGAAGAGCCAGCTCGTCAGCGCGCCAACGCCGAGGCTCACCGCAACTGCGGTCAGTCCACCCACCGCGATCGTCGCCCACAGCGGCAACCCGGCGGCTGAGGCAAGACTCACCGCGATCCCCGTCAACACCGTGCCGATTCCCGCCTCTGTCGCCGCGATACGCGGGTCATTGGCCGCGAACCCCATCGAACTCGCCTTAGTCTCTATTACGCCCGCCATCGCCTGCCCGAAACGCGGCGAATAGGCCGGCACCGTTGCCGCCTGCGCGTGGACCGCCAAGCACATCATGAGAACCGCGATCAGCCTACGCATATCAGCCTTTTAATCCTTCCACCACCGCCCAACCACACACGACGCCCCACGCGAATATCGCCACGTACCAGATCTCGACAAGCATAGGCGCCTCCCTGCGGACAACAAGGGACGGGCCCGGGCCCGTCCCTTTCCCCTCTTTCGATCGCGCCTAGCGGCGGAGCATCGAGAGGCCGAGCACCGCGCCCTTCCGCGCCACGTACACCACGGCGAGGAGACCGGCGATCGCCACGATCGCGACCACGACCGTGTCGAAGCTGACCGCGCTCGTGAGCGCCGTCAGATCCGGCCCGGTCGCCGAGGCGCTCGACACCATGCCGAGCGCGGCCACCACCGCGAACATCACTGCCAGAGCGAAACGTTGAATCGCCCGCATATCACACCTCCTTTCGTTGCACGCCGGGTGAAAAGGGTCCCGGCCCCCTAGCACCAAGCTAGTGCTTGATGATTCCTAAAGCCGTTCCCACCCCCCGTGCCACGAGGAATAGGCCCACCACGAACGTGAACCCGATCCCCCAGATCCCCGCCGCATAGTCGAAATCGAAGGGTGCGTTCAGGGCTTCCATGGTCGGCTGCTGCGACACGTCGAGGACGTATGCCTGCACCGTCGCCGGCGCAGACCCCGACGGGCACGGCTCGACGGTGAGCACTGCAGCGACGCACACGACCACCGTCTGAACCGTGCCAATCACGACTAGGCCGCCTTCGCCGACTTGGCCGGCGCGACCGAGACGCCCGCGCACACCGTTTTGAACTCGCCGCGGAAAAACTTCTGCTCGGTCCGCAGCTCGACGTCCGCCGGAAACGTGAGCCCCGAGAATTCCGCCAACGCTTCGGGCGCGAGCTCCATCTCGCCCAGCTCGTAGCCGTAGCCGGTAATCCGCACCTTGTCGCTCGAGACCGTCTCGACCGGAACCAGGACCAGCACCCGGCACATGTCGAACGGATTGCCGCTTTCCTTCGCCTTGCCTTCCACCCGCTTCACACCGCACACACGCACACGCATAAAGCCTCCTTTCAGGGTTGAACTGCGATCACGCGCTTTCCAGCTGCTCGACGTACCAATCCGGTACGCCCACCGGAACCAAATCGATCACCCGCACCCGCACCGGGAACGCTTCGACGTTGCGCGGCTGCAGGATGTCCAGGCCGTACTGCCTGAGGACTCGGGCGTGCCGGAACAAGGTGCGTTCGCAGGCCATCAACCGCATGTCCTTTCCCGCGAGCCAGGCCGCCGCATACGGCCGGGACCGGCAGGGAATAGCCGCCAGGACGTCCGGCTCGTCGGACCGATCGACCCGCCGGAGCACGTTCGTGCGCTCCTCGAACAGCCGCGTTAGCGTCGCGTCGTCGATCACGGCAAAGTGGTCCAGGCCCAAATCCTTCAGCAACCGCCGCTTCAACTCGACTTCGACGCGGACCACGCCGTTTTCTCCACACCACTTCACCGCGAATTCATCGGGTGACCTTCCGTGCTTCACCATTTCTGGCCCCTTCATGTACGCTTTGAACATCGAGCGGGTGTTCGCCCACCACACCGACTCTTCCCCTGCCTGGCCGCGCTTCATGCGCGCGACCGATTGCGCCGCGAGCCACCGAATCAGCGCCCGCGCCTGCGCTTCCGACCCCGTGCAAAAGTTAGCGGTGAGGTCCACACGGCGTAGTCGTGCGCCAAGCCGGAAACCCTCCGGGGAAAGCCCGTCAACAGATGAGAAAGGCGGGAGGCCGATGCCCAGCAGAACTCGGTTAGCCGCGCGCACGGTCCCTGCCCATCCGAAATTGAACAGATTGTCTGCACGAGCAAACCGGCCGACGTTTCCGGAGAGGAATACACGCGAACCGTCACATCCGACGCGTATAGCCGAGTCGAATGATCCCGCCACAGTCGTGGGGCTAGCTCGCTCACACACCGGATGGCCGTATCGGTCATGCCAGACCGTGAGTCCACCGACGATGATTGGGAGGCCCCCTCCCGGATGGTGTTCAACAGCGGTGAGCCAATCGACGAAGATTTCACCGGACACCCCCGCCTCCCAGGCTCGGTTGACGGCGCGGACGGCGTCCTACTGACAATTTGTCAGTGAACGGCATTGTGTTACTGCCATTGCGCGCGCCCCGCTGGCGGTGCTCGCACCGCTGCGCTCCGGCAGCGGGGCGCACGCACGCGGATGAATCGGCCCGGCCGCTCTCCAACTGCGCAGGCCGTATTCCGGAGATTCCAGACAGAAGGCGATCGGAGGTCAT